GGCTATATTTCCTACGATTTCTACAGGTGGTTCTGCGTTTATTTTATCCACGGTTAATGGTATGGCAAACTTATATTATGAGCTATATCATGATGCTGAACTAGGAAAAAATAATTTTAATGTTATTAATATCCATTGGAGAGAGCACCCTGAGTACACGGAGGAATGGGCTGCTACCACGAGAACAAACGTAGGAGAACGTGCGTGGTTACAAGAGTACGAAGGAGAGTTCCTAGGTACAGGTGAAACGTTTATTGACGGAGGAACCTTGCAAAAGGTGAAACACCAAACTTCAGAGGACTTCTACAGCAAGCATTACAATATGATGCGGGTATGGGAGGAGCCTCAACCGTACCATACATATTTGATTGCGGCTGATTCTTCGTTTGGACGTGATAGGGATTACTCAGCATTTCATATTATAAATCTTTATAACGGAACCCAAGTCGCAGAATTTTACAGCAACCGCATAGGTTTAAATGATTTCGCTAAAATATTAGCCCAGGAGGGTTTACGTTACAATACTGCTTTTATATGTCCTGAAAGAAACGGGTTAGGGCTAGCCTTAATAGAACAACTGTTTGAAGTACATGAGTACGAAAATATGTGGACTGATGAAAAAGGTCAGATGGGATATCTTGTAAATAACAAAAATAGAGACCAAATTTTAAATACTTTGCAAGAAAATTTAAAAACATCGAAAATAAAAGTTAATTCTGAAAGAAGTTTTAAAGAGTTAACAACTTTTATAATTAGTAAAACTGGAAAGATTCAAGCAGAAGATGGTTTTGCGGACGACCTCGTTATGAGTATGGCTATTGGAGCCACAGTCATGGGAGATATCGTAACCAAAAGCCCCATTCCCCTCGTCAAGGGGGATATGGTGGAACCAGGAACTACAAAAGATTTTGGAAGTGCAGGGTTCTCAAGGGGTACATACAATAAAGACTTTGACGAGTATAGAAAATGGATTTAAACGAAAAGAACAGAAACGACGAAGAGCTCCTCGATGAGAACGCAGGTTTTACTGAGTTCCCGGGTTCTAACACATACGGCACCGGACCTAGCTTATCGGGCAGGTTCGCTGCATTTTTTAAATCTTTTTTTACTACAAAAGGAAAACCTGGGAGACCTGCTAGGGACCCTTACAAAGGGGATGTAGTAAAAAATGCGGATGGGGAAGGTGAGAGTGATGCCATACAAGGCTCCATTGGAGTTGTTAAAGGTGGCACTAACTTACCACAGATTGAGTATGAACGTCGTCGTAGATATCACGATTACGAAAAAATGGATGAGTATCCAGAAATCGGCGCAGCGTTAGATATTTACGCAGACGATGCAACCCAGAGCCACTTGGATGGAGAGATGGTAGAGGTTGAAACTGAGGATGAGCGTGTGAAATCCGCTGTCCGCGAATTCATTGACGAAACAGACCTAGACAAATACTTATGGGACATCATTCGTAACATGTGTAAATACGGGGACTGCTTTGTTGAAAACATTGTAGATATAAATAATCCTAATGCAGGGATTCAACGTCTAAAAATCCTTAATCCTGTATTTATTTTCCGTAGAGAAGATAAGTTTGGATACCTAAAAGGATTTATTCAAGAGGTGCCGAAAAGCACGGCACAAGCACAACAATACACAGGAGATAAACTTGGTAAAAAGAACACCATTCAACTGGATAGAAACCAGCTCGTCCACTTTAGACTGCATACTTCTGACAGTAATTATTATCCTTATGGTAAGTCTATTTGCGCTCCTGGTGTACGTGCGTGGCGTTCACTACGTATGATGGAAGACGCGATGTTAATTTATCGTTTACATCGTGCACCGGAGAGACGAATTTTCTATATCGATACGGGTAACCTACCGCAAACGAAAGTAGAAATGTTTATGGAACGCATCAAAGCCAAATTCAAGAAAGAGAAATTCTTCAATAACGAAAGTGGTAACGCGGACGAAAGATTTAACCCTCTCTCAGCAGAGGAAGACTTCTTTGTCCCTATGAAAAACGGTCAAGGAACTAAGATTGAAACCCTTCCAGGTGCTCAGAACTTAGGAGAGATTGACGATGTTCGTTACTTCCGTGATAAGGTTCTCGCATCAATGAAAATCCCTAAAGATTTTATTGTAGAGAAGGACAAATCTCCTGAAAGAAAGGCTAATCTGTCTCAGCTAGACGCCAAGTTTGCAAAAGCTGTGATGCGCGTACAACGTGATGCAGAAGTGTGTTTAGAAACTTTAATCAAGCGACATTTAGAACTTAGACAGTTTCCTAAATCTTTAATTAATCCTATCAAGATTAAACTAGCCCCTCCATCCGACCTAAGTGAAAAAAGAAAGTTGGAGTTGGCAGAACAAAAAACTAGAGTGGTCCAAGCTGTGAAAGGTTTGGGATTATTCTCAGACGAATATTTGTACAAGAACTTCTACAAAATGAATGACTTGGAAATTGAAGAAATTAAAAACCAGCTAGAGGCAGCAGCAGCACAAGCAGCACCTCCAGGTGGAGCACCAGGGGAAACTCCCCCACCACCAGAAGGCGGAGCCCCGCAGCCAGAACAGGCACAATAAAAACCAAAAAGAGTAAGAATTAGGACTCTATATAAAATAAGACTCATGAACATAAAAAATCTATTTGTATCCCGTGACAAGAACTTTGCTCGCATAACCGAGGCTGGAGATTACCTTGGTCGTCGCCTACGCGAAAACCTTGTTATTTTTGACATCGATGACTCCAAGAACCATGTCACTTTCGTATCAGAAAGTAATCACCTCATCTCTTGTACTTACGGAGAAGTAAAAGGAAAACTTACGTTAGAAAACTTTGTTGTAGAGGAATTAGACCAAATAACTTCGGACGAAGCTATCGACAACCGCGTAGAAGCAGATGTTCACAAGTTTATGGAATCTCTTTCTCAAGACCGTTTTGATACAGCTGAAGTAAACTTTGACAAGATTGTTGAATCATTTTCAATGAGAGCACAAATAGGCAACAGTCGTCGCAAACTAAACAAAAGATTAGAAAGATTTAATGAGTCTTACAATATTTTCAATACTAAAGCTTACAAAAAGTTTAGCGAAGCTCAACCTCTGTTGAAAAAGTATTTGGAAGAAAATATGGAAGAATTATCTTCAAACCCTAAACTGGTAGAAGGTTTACGTTTGGCTAGAGTCGTAGGAGATACTTATGACCTACCAAAAATAAATATCCAGGATTTAAAAGAAGAGTTTGTCGTAGTTCCTACGAACTCTAAAAGAACTCTTTACGAAATGGTTTGTGATAAGGAATTAGTCCGTAAAGAGCTTCTTGAAGCTAAAGAGTCTTTCTCTAAAATGTGGTACAACAACGACAGCATCGCGTCTCTCGCTTCTAACATTTACTCTACAGACGCAGTCATTAAATCTAACTTAAAAGAAGCTGTTGCTTCTGTCCCTTATTTGGCACTTTCTAACAAGGTAGATTTAACGAGTGTAATGGATGCCACGTTCCAAGTGAGCAACCCAGGAACTATCCCTCAGAAAGACATCCGTGAGTTTGTTAACAAAATCTATGAGTTTAAGAAGCCTCTCAAAACTGTTGTACTAGAAGCCCTTAACAACAAATACGGTGTTAATGTACAAAGCTTAAAATTTGTCCCTTCTTTCAAAGGACTTGCAGAAGTTCAAGGTGAAGTTTTCTCTATGATTGCTGAATCTTGTGAAGAAGGTATTTTAGCTGACGTTCTTAACGAGTTTGCTTCGTGCATGAGCCGTAAAGGAGGTGTACAAGTTCTTGATATCGCTAACACCCTTTCTAATGTTATGGAAGAAGCTAACTTCTCTGTCGTTGATATTGAAGAAGACTTTCAAATGAAAAACCTCGCTGCTTATCTAAAGCACAACCTTTCAGAAGCTCAATACTACGGTGATGACGACGCCATGTCTAATTCAGGTGGTAACGCTGGCGAAGGTTCAGATGATGACAGTGAAAAAATGAAAAAGAAGAAGTCTAAGAAAGATAAAGACTGGGGCGGTAACAAAGGCGATATAAAAGCTGCTGACCGCAAAAAAGATGATGACAGTAAAATGAAAGCTGATGAAAAAGGAGACGTCGATTACAATACTAACGACCTTCCTGGAGACAAAGCTAAGAAAGGTAAAGTCGTCAAAGAAGAAGCCGACGAAGGAGAGAACGAAGAAGGTTCTCCAACAACCGAAGGTAAGAAAAAGAAAAAATTAACTAAAGCTCAACAGAAACTTGACGTCGATAAAGATGGTGAGATTGAAGGTGAAGATTTAGCTAAGCTACGCAAAGAATCTATGGAAGCTGTAGCAGAGCCTGAAGCTGAAATGTCTGAAGAAGAGATGGATGCTGAGGCTGACGACGAGCAAAATGCTCAAGCCGCTGAAAACGGTGAGAATTCGGAATGGAGAGACTTGGTATCTTCTTTAGAAGATGTTACTAAGCAAATAGATTTAGATTTTGCAGACCAAACTGATGCTGAAATGGAATCAAATGAAGAGGTTGGTGAAGGTGAAGAACCTACTCCACCAGATACCCCTGCTTCGTCCAGTTAATTACATTATCTACAAAGCTAGACCGCAACACAAGGAGCTCAGATATTAAGTTATCGAGCTCCTTAATTGTTTGTTCATTAACCGTAGTTTTAGGGTCTTTCAATTTGGTTAACGTTTGTTCCATCATGGAAATACGTTCAATCATGACAGGTGTTAACTGATTTAATTTTTTCTCTTCTTCTTTTTTATTTTTCATTGTTAATCTCCAATCCTAGGGATTCGTAGGACTTAATCCTTTCTTTGGCGTGTTTTTCTAAGTAGGGAGCCCTATCAAAGAAATCATAAATAAATACTCTATTCTTAGATTTATGTATACGTAACGCTCTTCCTAAAGCTTGTAACGTAGCAATCTCAGATTTCAGTCCCCGCGCATTTACGAGGTGTGTAATCTCAGGAATATCAATACCTGTTTGCATAATAGTCGTTCCAATCAAAACACTATGCTCACTATTTTTAAAATTATCGATTGTTTTTTGTCTTACAGATAAATCATCTTTTCCTTCTAATTTAAAAGAGTTAGGAATGCTCTCGTGTAGAAGTTCGGCGTGTTTTAAATCTTTTACGATAATTAAAGTTCTTGAAGGTTTTTCTTGTATTTTTTTTACGAGCTCGGTAATCATCTCGTTACGTAATTCGTTTTCCGTAATAAACTTTTCATAAACTTCTCGATACGAAAGTTCTGTATCTTCCACGGTACCTGTATCCTTGACTGGGATTATTTGAATCAAGGGTTTGGTTAAAAAACCATCGTCTATCAATCCTAACGCATCTACGTCTTTAATAACCCTTCCGAGTCCTGAGATGAGGTTTAACCTGCTCATAGGGTCTTTAGGAACGGTAGCGGTCATACCAATCCTGTATGTGGCGTTAGGGAAAGACTTAATTACTTTGGTAGCGACTTTTCCTTTTGCGAATTCATGTACCTCGTCAAAGATAATAAACTCTGAGGTTTTTAAATGGGTATCAATTACCTTATCAATCGATTGGACTGTGCATAAGGTAATAGGTTTAATAATTACCCCATCCCCGAAAGCCATTCCCACATCAAACCCCCATTTCTTGAGGTCATCGTAAGTTTGTTTCAGCAACTGCTTCTTTGTAAAGAATATAAGACCTGTTTTCTCTTTTAATGCTTTGAGGATACCTCCTAAAACCAAAGTCTTACCTGCTCCTGTAGGGGCTTGGAGAATACATCCTTTCTCTGACAATGCTTGACGTACTAAAGATTCTTGATAGTCTCGTAGAGTTATCCCCGGTAAGGATATATCATCTAGATGTGGACAATCTCGTAAATCTTCGATTTCGTAGTCCATCCCTAAATAAGTGAGGTCTTCGGTAATATATGAAAGAAGACCAGTCCCAAACCTACCTGTTTTGTCGGAAAAGAAATATTTCTCACCATTCCACCCGCGTCGTTTATACGCAGCAGAATAGTTATAACCAGGGACTTTCGCGCTGTATTTTTTCTTCAAAGTAGTTAACAGTTTTCCGTCTTTAAGAAAGATTCATTATTTTTTACAATAATTTTAAGCATCACACTATTATAGTATAATAGTACCAAACTATCAAAATAATTATGTCTAAACCAGAAAAAGAAAAATCTCTTATAGAACTCGCTCGTGAACATATGGAGCAAGCAGGAGCCACTCCTGAACAAGGGGTTAGTGTGCCAGACGCACCTGTAACCTCTCCGAAAAACGAAGAAACTGTTAAACCTATTCAACAAGAAGAAGAGGTGAAAGTTACTGAACATTTTGACGGTAAATTATCAGATGCAGTAGCAGAACTTCTTGGGGAAGTTGCAGTAAATCAAGATTGGAGAGCGTTAAAACTACCATCTAGAGGACTTGCTTATGTGGACTGTGATGAAAGCATTATGATACGTCCTTTTACGTTTGCTCAAGAGAAGAAACTCAGAAGTATTAAAGGAACAGGTCATGGTGTCCGTGTTATTAATGAATTGGTCCGTGAATGTGTACAAGGGTTGGATTTTGATTCCATGACATTAGAAGATAAGAATTATATCTTGTTCAAATTACGTGAAATATCTTATGGAGATTCTTATGTAATTTCAACGGATTGTAGAGAGTGTGGAGCGACTAACAAACTAACGGTAGATATTTCAAACGTTCCTGTGGAGTACGCAGAAGACGGTTATCAGGAACCTTTCACTATCACTTTACCGGATACGAAACAAGAAGTAAAATTTGTAACTCCTCGTTGTAAAGATGAGAAGTATTTTGACGACGCTTCTAAGCTTACGGACAATTTGTACCGCTTCGCTCTGTCAGTAGGAAAGTATAGCGAGCAAAAAGTTATTAAAGGATTCTTTGAAGGGACGACCGTTAGAGATATCGCTTTCTTCCGTGAAGAGTTGACTAAAAGCCGTTACGGTATGAACAAAAACATGTCTTACGAGTGTGCTTCTTGTGGAGCCGTTACAGAAAGCTTTATTCCTTTCTCAGACTCTTTTTTCTCAGCGAGCTAGATGACAGAACCGCTCATCTAGCGAAAGAAGCGTATACTTTAGTAAAACACGGTGGGTTTACCTACCAAGATATTCACATGATGACAGCCATTGAACGTGATGATTTCATGAAGTTATTAATTGATGAGAATGAAAGAGAGAAAGAGGCTCTTTCCTCCCTAAATAAATAAGACATGACTAAATTCAATGGAGTAACCGTGATTGAGAGGGGTAATCGTCCTTCTCCTATTGTACCTGCTAAACTAGATTTCTATTTTGTTAAAGCCGGGGCTCAAGTTGACCCGTTCCAGGTATGTTCGGTTACCATATTCCCCGATACCGCGTTTGGTTCGGCGGACCCTTATATAAACCTAAATCCTGGGGCTACAGCTGATAATTATGGTTTGGTTAGTGCAACTAATCAACGTATGATATTCCAAAATTACAAGCGTGACGCCGCTGGGAATAAAACGGGTTTTAATGCTAACGTGTCTGCGTGTCCTGGACCTACAGGCTATGCAGGAGATTTAAAATATGCGGCTAGCTCTATCTTTAAAGTAGAAGATGGACATTTTTCTGTAATATTACAACCAGGACAGTTTTATTATGGTGCTAGCGCCCCAGCTAATAACTGGAACTTGCTTACTCAGAATGCATCGGGAACCGGAAAGTATTTGGATATATGGACCGTTGTAGATGTCGTTGGGTCTAGAGCACAAACGTATGTTAACACGTTCAGTCTCGGAACAGCAAATGTATTTGCGACCACTGAGCCATTACTTGTAACTACAAACAATAAGCTGATACAAAGATATATTGAAGTAGGCAGTAAAAAGAGAGTTCAGGTTAAAACTGAATTAGTTGTAGATAACGAACCTATAAAACAAGATTTACGTAACCTGATGGAGACGGGCTCCCTTCTTCAAGCACCTCAAATGAGAATCGTAAAATTAAATGAAAGTCCGGAGTTGACTACAAGGGTTATGATAAAAGATTTTGCGGACACAGCGGGTCACGTAGATTTAGATACCCACGGAACAATGTCTTATTTGTGGGATACGGCTAGTATCGTACCTAAGTATTCTGATGATGTTTTAGGAGGCGCAAGAGGCGTTTATGAAATTACGGTCAAATACGATTTAGTAGAAGAAACTATACTCAGTCCTAAATTTAAACTAATAGTGCGCTAGCATCCAACTCCCAATCTGCGCGATTGATATTTGAGTAAACATACTTCTCAAAATCTTGAGG